GATACTCATACGTACCAATGTGACCAATATGCATAGACAGACTGTGATCTACATACGTCTGGAATCCACTATCTAAAGCCTTGATGCAGAAATGCACATCTTCGCCAATAATGCCCTTAGAACCCCAGCCTACGTCATACCAAGGCTTTTTAGTAGCCTCGAATACATCTTTATGTATCATCACTACGCCACCACCTACAGCCGTACAAGGCTCGATACCTTCTTTACCTTTAGAGTCTATTTTATGCCAAGCGTGACTAATAATCTTGCCATTTTCATCTTTATCTAGCTCTAAATTTAATGCTGTTGGTAACGTAGGCTTGCGTCTAGTTACTGCATTAACTCCACATATCGGTACATTCCTGCTTAACAATATCTCTATCGTATCGCTAGGGAACCGCATATCTGAATCAATGAACAGAATGTAGTCACAACCATCAGCTAACGCAGCCTCAACCAGCTTTTCTCTCTGGTCAAATATCAACGTACCAGCCATTGTGTATAACTTCAGCCCATTTTCTCCAGAACCACAACGAAACTTAGAATCTCGTCCTACCATCTTCGCAAAGTCAAACGCAAAGCCAGTATGAACCTCATCCCTTGCTGGAACGCATACGCCAACTGTTATACCCATTAGATGTTACCCCTATAGACTTTCCATTGTGCATTATCGGAATCATTGAGCCACTTAGCAAACGCAGTATCATCAATAATTACAAAACCCCTCATAATCCCTTTCTTATTCAAGTCATCAATGACCGTAAAAGGTATTCGAGCTACGTGATGTAATTCTTTAAGATTTCCTTGTCTTGCCTTGTCTGCCTCTCTGATATGGTTGTTACTCTCTAATATCTCAGTAACATCCTGTTTAGTCTCGATGATAATGCCGCCATCACCGTCCGCATGTACAACCTGTTTTCTATAGTCCATAAGTCCTCAAAAGTACCCCTAGAGACGAATCCCTAGGGGCTATTCAATTACAAGTCCATATTCAAGTCAGCAACGATACCATGTGCAGCCTCGTTTTTTACCTCTAACGTTACCTCACAAAGCACTTGTGTCTTATCACTATCGCCTGCCTTAGCAAGCTCGTTAGTCATAAATGGACGCAGATAAGCTAATGCAGCGTACTCAGGATCAAGGATCAGAGCATCACGTGAACGCATAAAACGGTTAGGAACAACACTCATCGAACCGAAGTCAGACAGGTAAACGTCAGCAGCACCAACGATAGTAGCTTGATTAACAGAACCACCACCACCAGCATTGACGTTATAACGGTAAGCCGACAGACCTGTGAAGCTAGATACTTTCTGTTTACCAGTAGCACCAACCATCAGAATCTTAGGAACGCCACCAGAAGCAAATACCTCAGCAACTACAGTTTTCAGCAGAGCCTCAGTAAATGTACGTGTATTACCGTCTGTACGAGTTGAAGTACCGATAGTAGTTGGATCGCCACCGTTAGTTTGAACTGACGAGTTAGTCTTGATCCATGACAGCAACGAACCCATCTTACGAGCAGTAGAGTTAGTTGTGCCAGCCGAACTACCTTGATTACTCAAGAGGATAGTCTCGAGGTCACGCTTTAGCTCCTGTGATGCCTTAGCTAATTGATAAGCTTTTTCAGATTTTCTGCCTGCTTTGTTAACTGTGTCCAGAGTGCCAGAGACTTTGATAGTCTTTTGCAGAATCTGTGTGTAGTTACCCAAGCGAGTAGTTGGTGACAAAGTAGCATCGGAAGCGTCAGCACCCTCAACGGCAGCGTTGTTAGTAGTTGCAGCAGCCAATGAATCCGTCTGCCATTCGTGACGAACAGCAGTTGCCTTTGTCTTGCCAATACTTGACATGAAGGGCACTTCCGTAGGGCTGATATTATAGATGATGTCGGTCAAATCTTCACGCTGACCGATTGCGTCATAAGCATTATAAATAGCCATGATTTAATCCTTTATAAAAATCGTTCAAATACGTTAGCTGCATCGCGGATACTTCCGCTTGATCTAGCTCGCGCCTTAAGTTTCTTTGTTTCTTCAGCATTACTATCTCTAGGTTTGCTTACGCCTGACTTAATCGCTTTAGGAGCCTCGTTCACCTTCTTGGTGATAGCTGGCTTACTTGCGACTAACTTGTCGTACTGCATAGCCTTATAAAGAGTTAGTACAGCCCGACTATCATAGACAGCCGCTAATTCGTTATCAGAGAACCCAATCTGCTTACCAAAAGCGCGAATATCATTTCTGATAGCCTCACCCTTAGCAGGATCAGTAAACTCAGGGATATAGCTAGACAATTTCTGCATTTCCTCAGCCACTACGGACTGCATCTGCACTTGTCTATCCTGCTCCTGTTGCTGATTGATTCGATGTCTTTCAGCTTGTACAGCAGCTAGTTGCTTATCTCTCTGAATCATCTCAGCTACCTTTACAGAGTATCCAATAGGATCAGTCTCTTTCAGGTACTCAAGATTTTCCTCTTGCTGTTGAGGAACAAGCATTTGCTCAATCATCTCTAATCGTTGCGCATACGTATCACGCATCTGCTTAGCTTCTTGAACAGCTTGACGCTCTGCCTCTACGGCTTTGCGCTCCTCAGCTACTGCTTGCGATTTCTTGGTGTAATCCGTGCCAAGTTGATAAGACTTGATAAGCTCATTAAGCGTTACCTCACGTTCTTCACCGGCTGCTTTCACCAGATACGTGGGCTGCTCTTGCTCCTCACCGTCATCATCTTGTTCTACCTCAGACTCATACTCGTCTGATTCGGCATCGCTTTCGTTAGCTTCTGAAGCGGATTCTGGTTGTTCCTTGTCGGAGCCATCTTCCCGATCCATCATGCTCAAGAAAGCGTTAGCTGCACCTTCTACCGTTAACTCACCACTACCTTCCGGTGTCGTGTTCTGAGTATCGCTCATTTATGTTTCCTTAATTATATCGCCAACCGGACGATTCGGACTACAAAATCTTTAACTTTTTTTGATCTATAATTTTCTGGTCTACTAACCCTTGAATGTAATTATCGATAGACTCTAGGACTCTAAGACGTATATACGCTTCTTCACGTACCTCTACATCGGAATAATCGCTATTTAAGAACTTAGCTATCTCCATACCTCTGAGTTCTTCCATCATCTCAATAAAGTAATCGTCTCTTAGTAAGTTATTAGCCCAATCTGATTTCTTCATTGCATAGCCTTAGTCAGAGAGCCTAGTTCACGTAAAGCCTTAAGTGTTAACTCAGCTTGCTTGTTCTTTGTATCCTCGTCAGCCAAGTCCATAGCCAGTATAGTCTGTAATTGCTTAACTGCTAACTCAGCTTCTCTGATACGTAGATCATTAGCATCGTTCTGGTTCTTCATTTGAAGCTCTATGCCCTTGCTCGTATATTCGGCTTCGAGTGACTGCTTCTGCAATTCAAGTTTAGCCGCATCGATTTGAGCTTTTGCCTGAATCTTTTCTGTTTCCACCTTTGCCAGCATCGCAGCAATCTCTGCTTGGGCATCCGGCGTAGGAGGCTGCGGTTGAGAAAGTGCAGCATTTTGCTCTGGCGTAATTTCATTCATAAACTCGTTAGCATCTTTGAAACCTGCTGACTCAATGAACTTAGCTAGTGTATTGCGGTACTGAGCCACAGATACCAATGGATTAGATGGACCATACTGCTGGATGATCTGCTCTTGTTTCGCTAGAACCATCTGCAACATAGCTAACTTCTGATCTCTATCACCTGAGCCTAAACCAACATTAACGCTAATATCGTACTCATTTGCCCATGTTCTAGGATCAAATGTCACGTACTTACCACGCATACGAACGATACGAGGCTTGTCCTGATACTTGCCTAGTAAGTGCAAGATGCCTCTAAACAGACTCTTTACGCCTGTCTCAGCAAAGATACGAGCGATTAACTCTAGCTTTCCGCTATTAGACTTCATCATCGCAGCCACAGCAGTAGCCGTAACATTGCTCAGAATGTCTGGATCAAGTCCTTGCTGTGCATCGCTAACGCCTGTACGTTTAGCCTGAACTGCATCCAAGTATTCCAGCATTGGCATGGCTTGACCGAATGTACTCTGAACCGTTAACGGAACCAGAGCATTAGGATTCTTTATGCGGATAATTCCCCCCGGAGTTGCATTAAGGAGATCGTCCATGTTGACTTGTCCGTCGACTGCACCTACTCGATTGTTGTTAGTTAGATACAGATTGTCTAAGCTCTGACGTGTAATCGTGGACTTCTGTAGCTGAATATCCATCGTCCGATCTGCTAGAGATTGACCGAAGAACTTATGCGGTACAGGTATAGGGCAGATAGAGTGGAATGGAACATAGTCTGTCTCCTCATCTTCCAATATCTCAGAGCCGCAATAGACAATGCGTCTCAACTCAGCAATACCGTCATCATCTTCATCAATACGTATATAGCACTCGTATACCTCTAGCACCTGCATAGAGAAGTCTAGAGACGTATTCTGGTCTGGCTGTTCACCATTAGGAAAACGAGCAATACGCTCTGCATTGAACTCAAGATCATTATAAGTTGGCAGATCGTCAACTACATCCTGATCGTAGCCAATAGCAATTAACTCTGAACGAGTCATCAAGCGACGATGAGCTACGAAACTAGCTTGGTCAATAGTCTTAGCTGACTTGCTGATAAGGAATTCTTCAGGAGGCACATTCTCAATACGCACCTGACCTGTCTCTTTAATGCGCTGTACCTGAACTTCAAACTTAGGAATCTGTATGACATTGCCCATCATGTCCGACATTTCCGTATATTCTATTTTCTGTTTGGTAACTTTTAGAGTCTGGTCTGATAGCAATAGAGCTAATTCATCCTCTGACAGATTTTGGTATTCTTCCTTCGTTACGTCTGTAGACTGATCCCAGTATGACTTAACTACGCCTACCTTTTGCAGCAGGGCATCTTTAAACCAGTTGTGGAGAACAAGCATTCCATCATTGTCACGATAGAAAGCCCAATTACAGTAGTCGGTAGCCTGTCTAGCTGACTCTTCGTCTTTCGGACCACGAGGCTCAAAGAAAACAATGTCCTCTGTTGTGCAGAAGCAACGTATTAGCTGCGGCAATGCGCCATCAATTGCTTCGGCTACTTCTCCAGTTACGATCTGGGAGCGACCTTCCTGCTCGTTACCGTAAGGATACCTTAAATAATATTCTAAGGCTCTCTTACGATCTTCGGTAGTCTCGGTATCAAGATAACCAATACTGTTATCTATTTCGTTCTCGATAATACCTTTTACTTTGCCTTCATCCATCATAATGCGTTCCTCTTAGGATTTTCGCAATTATACAATCCATTTAGTGTTAATGGGCAAATCTGACTGCCATGAACTATCGTCTTGGTCAAGGCTTATCGAAAGGTAGCGGAAGGAATCTGCTGCATGACTGCTCCAGTCGTGTAGCGGCTTGTCGTAGAACACTTGCTGTCTCTCGTTATATTCCCTGCGATAGTTCCTTAAAGCATCTAGACCTTGCTTAGTCTTATGATCGAACCAGCATTGCGGTAATAGCCTTCTAACGGCTTGTATACCGTCTGCAACCGACAATCTAGGAGCCACAGTTATATCCAGTCCAGCTTCCTGTAGAACCTCTTTACGGCTCTTTCCTGTGCCTAATTCCCTTACTTCAACATCGTGCGGTAAGAACTGCGTGAAACCTTCGTACTTGTTCTCTTTAAGCCAGGATACATACCAGTCCAGACCGACACCGTGGTTTTCCGTGTAATCAATAAGTCGTACTTCTTTTCCAACCACCTGAGCAACCCACAGACTAGTAGAATCACTAATCCCCAAATCCCAAGCAACATAAGACTTGCACAGATCATCGCGCTCAATAGTCGTGACTCGGTTCTTTTCCTCAAGATTATTGATAATCTGCCCATAATATGAACCTTCTACGGCTGCATCAAAAGAGCACTCAAACTCTTGGTTGTACTTATCATCGCCCATTTCCTTACGAGCGTCTCTGAGTTCTTTCTCAGCTAGTATCTTCGTATCACTAGCCTTGAACTCTAATAGCTTCCAACCTTCAGCAGTCTTAGCCCTATCTCTGAACTCTGCGAAATGGTTGCGTCCTTTGGGAGTTCCAATAAACAGACACCAAGTAGGAGCCTCGTCAGTGTTTCTATCAGCTAGTGCTGGACGTATAACCTCATTCCATATCTTAGGATTCTGGTCGCCTATCTCGTCAAGGATAACGCCATCAAAATACTGCCCGCGCAAGCTATCAGCATTATCAGAGCCGTAAAGACTAATGCGCCTACCCCAAAAGTCAACCCTAAGCTCTGAGATATTAGCAACAGCACCAAGGGGACGAGTAAATTCCAGCAGGTAATCCCAAGCCACACGTTTGGACTGTGCGTAAGTCGGAGCAATATAGGCAAATCTTGGGTTTGGTTTATTGCACTCAATGGCAGCCTTGATTAGATGGTTAATAGCACTGACAGTTTTTCCCATTCTTCGATGGGCAACTACAACTGTAAACCTATGGTTATCTACTGCCTCGTGAATAGCTACCTGCTGCTCACGTGGTCTATAACAAATCTCGATTACTTCTGCCATGTAACCACGTGCTGTTGTGGAGCACCGTCCATACCTGTCACCTCAGTCCTAGCCAGCTTAGGTATATGGTATTCACTCATTTTTAGCATAATATCTAATGCTTTATGTGGATCAGGCTTTAATCCTAAGACTTCATCACCCTCAGCAACCCTTTGAAGCCATCTCTCCATAAAAGGAACATTGCGCTCCAATAGAGTAGCTATAGCATTTCTTACTACTACAGTTGACTTGTTAGGAGTTCCCTTAGTCCTTCCGGGACCAGCTAATCCTTCTCCGATTCTTGGTGTTTCTTTAACTTCGTTTGTTTCCATTTTTGCATTATCCTCTGGATGTCATGCTATTCGTTATACCCAAACTCATAAGGGTATCCTTCTGATGATAAAGTCTTTGCTTTTACTTTTTTAGCAACAATTTCATATTCGCCATTTAATGCACTTTCTCCATGATCTTGAGCATATCTTTTGCTTGTTGTTACCCAATCACCACTATTTATATTTTTTACGCCTTTAGGAACTGCACGATATATAGTTATTTCAGCATCTGGCTTTCCTTTTGCTCTATACGCAGCAGAAAACCATTGAGAGTCTATTTCTGGATTACCAATCCCATATAACCTAGTTCCTTTAGATGAATAAACATCCATTGGCATTATTCCACCTAAATTATCTATAGTAGCTCCGTAAACATTTGCATTAGGAGCAGTATGGCTTCCACGATATTCTAATAATCCTTCTGCGGCTTGTTTAGCTGGCTCAATTGGCTTAACGGATTGCAGCAATCCTGTCCTAGCTGCATATTGCTCTGCCATATTCCCAAGCTCAGGAGCCAAGTATCTGCCAGTAGCAACAGCACCTTTAGCTGCCAATCTTGCAGCAGCAGGAGCCATAGGAAGCAAATTACCTACAGTTTCCTTAGCCTCTGGACGCAACTGTGTAGCCATGCCAGTACCAAGTACATTCGGCATACCATAGGCAGTATTCTCAAGCGTCTTTACCGCAGATGGGATTCCAAGCAGATTAGTTAATGCACGAACTGGATCATTCTCATATCCAAACGGCTTACTTGCTGTTTCGTTTATATAATTAAGCAGACCAGCACCGTAATAGGCTGGGTAATTAGATACTGGTGTTTGGCGTATGTCAGCCATAAATTGCCTCGTACATATCTGGTCTGTTAGTCTTTATCCACTCTCTTGGTTCTTCATGGCACTTAGCAAAGTCTGTTCCAACTGTCTGCGATCCTGCATGATGAACGTATCCACGACTAACAAAGTGCTGATAACCAGCTTTGTTTAAGTCATGGCATATTATATTGTCTGAATACCAATTAGTGCTAGGGAATTGTGCTACACCCCATGCCCTCCTATTTATAGCCGCAAATATGGGAGCAATAACATCAACCATCTTTATATGGTTCTCGCTATTCCAACGCAGCCCGACAATAGTATCTTCGTCTACTGGTACTCTTATATTCTGATCTGGTAATACGTAATCTGATCGTGCACCTAAGAATCCAACCTTAAATGACTTGCTGACGTGTTTATAATCCGCTTGCATCTTTTCAATAGTATCGGGAGCCAATACTACATCGTCATTCGCAATGATTAGTGAATCGTAATGCCCTGTAGAGAAGGCATAAGAGACAATTGCATTATACGCATCTCCGAAATTGGTAGCAGTATTTGGTCTGAATATGACTCTATCGTTGCCAAGTCTCTTTCTAACTTCTCCCCACAACTCCAAACTATTTGCACTAATGTAAACTGGCAATTCTCTTGCATATTGATTAATGCTCTCCAATAGTACGTGGATGCTTGGACTACCTACCGTGGCTATTACGATTGCTTGCAAGGAAGCTCCTGACTGTAAACTTAAACTATGCTGACTGTAAACTTATCTTAGTTAATACAACCTTCATTGAATCTACTGCTCTAGGAGTACGCATAATTTCCTGATCGGGAATGTTTTTATCCATCAATTCCTGACCAAACTCTGACAGCTTGAACTCCATTGACGATAGGTTAAATCTATCCTGCCATCCTAAGTACCAATGCCACTCTGTATAGTACAGCCAGCTATTCTCGTTGAACGCTCTAACGTGAGTAGGGTCTTGCCATGCACCTAAACTAAGCTCATACGGTACGTTAATGTGAAACTCCCCACCTACCTCTAGCAAGTCCTTACAGTTAGTCATTGCAGCTACTAAGTCAGGTATATGCTCTAAAACGTCATTTGCAACGATTGTTTTAAACATTCCCTTAGTTATCTCTACCTTGCCAAATCTAGGACTGTCGATAGTAGTGCCAAACTCTACCTTAGATATGTCGCACCACCAGTCAGGATTAACTCTAAGCAATATATCAGCGTTAAAGTACGAATCCTTCCAGTCTTTGCCGGAGCCTAGATTTAACGTCTTTGGAATCACCACTTAACCTTGTTAGCTATTGCTTTACACATAGTAATGAAATAATTTTGATCAAAATTTTGTTTCATAAAATTAACATCTTTATGAACAAGTTGTATGTTTTCTTTTATGTAACCAATCGAACTATCTATTCTGTCAATTGATGCTGTATGCTTTTGCCCTACTTTTTCCCATCCAATATCAATTCCACTTAAAGCACATTTTTTATTTTGCTTTAAATAAATATCCCATAGTTCATCAATTAATATAGAAAACTCAAGATTTCTGTTATTTGCTGACAGTTTTTTACTGTGAAACCAAGAAGTCCTAATGTTTTCGTAAAAACCTCTATGACAATTATCTGTTTTTTTATTTGAGCAAGCCTTACATTCTTTATTTAAATTTAAAGAAGCTACGGCATAATTTTTTCTTAAATATGATTGCATCTCACCACATGAAACACATGGCTTATACCATCTACCATCTAATCCTTTTGTGACAGACATATACGCCTCCTGCCACAATTATACCATTTAACTTAATTTACCACTTTATTTTATTGCTCCACCAAGCTGCACTCATCTTACCTTTAGCTATATTACCCGCATGACGAGCCTTAAAAGCCTCATTACGCTTGCTACCGTCTGGACTACCCTTTACGCCTTGCTGACCGAAACGAATCAACTTAACCTCGTCTCCGTCCTTTGCTAGTACCGCATGACTCTTGGTAGGATGGCTAGGGGTTTTTTTAGGCTTGTTGTAACCTGAGAATTCCTCTTTGCCACGCTTAATCATTTCTTTGCCTTTTTAGCAGGTTTAGCAGTCTTAGCAGCAGCCACAAAGTCAGCCTTAGTTGGAGCACCTTTAGAACCTACCTTACGCATCTTCTCTCCGCTACCTTCGGCAATGCGCTTTTTCTTGGCTGCAATATTTGCATAGAGTCCAGTTTTCATTTTTTAGCCTTATTCTTAGCAGTACGTTGACCACGCTTAGGTAATGACTTGCCAGCTTCACTCAACATAATTGCGGTCGCTTGTTTCTTAGAAGTAACCACAGGACCACCTTTACCGCTATGCAGAGTTCCAGCCTTAAACTCGTTATAGACCTTGCTCATCTTTTTATCGGCTTTTGATTTCTTCATCATCTAGCATTTCCCTAACTTGTTTAAGTAATTCATGCTCAGTCGTTTCGTATTGACGCTCAAAGGCTTTACGTCCCATTCCGTGGTATCCGGTATTCCCCCGATGGTGCTCAGGACAAAGCGGTAACGTATCGTAATGCGAACTCCTTACTCCCATCCCCAAGCCTAAGCCTCTAACGTGGTGAATCTCAGAAGGAGTTCCTGCATACCCTAGCCTAGTGCAAATTATACAACCTAAATTAGCAACTTTAGACAGGTATTTCTTCTGATCTTTGGTCAATTTGACGCTTTCTCCACAAATATTTAACTGACGATATTGTCTCTGCATGGTTGCATTCAGGACACACATCTACAGGATCATCAAATACATATTCGCAACGTACTCTTAACACTTCGTCACGTTCACCAATCCAGTTGCAATTATCGCAATAAACTTTATCCATATTTTTGCCCTTTATTAACGTAAATTTCATTTAGGTTTGCTACTATTTCTCCAACTAGGAGGCTATATGTACGGCATATCTATCGATGGTCAAGATTTCTGGTTTGAGGCTGAAGAAGTTGAACTCATGGAAATGGATGATGATGGTGTCATCTGGAAATACGATAGAGAAGCCTGTGTCTGGATGTACTTTGATGAAGATGCAGACGAGTGGCTGCTATTTGACGAGGAAACATTTGATCCGTTCACAAGGTCGATCTTTCAACAAACCGATTCGACGCTTCCATCGTCCTCCAGCACTCACCCCTCATCTGAGCAGCAATCAGCATCCAACGTAACCTCTCCGCCTCTTTTACGGCTTCTTTAATCCCTAAACAACAGATTTTGTATTCTTCAGTTGTATAAGAATCAGCTTCTCTTTCAGCCATCGTATTCTTAAGACTTTGCTGAAATCCTATGGCTTTAACTGTTTTACGATGCTCAGTTAAATAAGAAACATTTGACTTAGCTTCTGCATAAGCCTCTGCGTGTTTAATAATGTAATTAATTGCTTCGTTCGGATCGATATTCATCTGATAGTTTCCATATTAAATTTTTAGCATCATCAATACTTGTAACTACGTTTACTTGACCTTTCCAGAGTCTGTGCCAATTAACTTGATCTGGAGTAAGTACCTTTTTATCACCGTCTTTTATCTCAAGCAAGAAATTTCTAGCTTTAAATCCTACTAAAATATCTGGTACGCCTTTGCCTATTGCATGTAGGTGCTCAACCGTACAACCCATATCACGCAATGCTTTCACAATTTGCGTTTGATTATTGTCTACCCTTTTGTAAACCATACACCGTCATCCCCTCTTGATCCTAATTTCCATTGTTCCCTACAATCTTTCTCTAGCAACTGAGCCGTTCTATCGCCGCGTTTTTTGCGGACAATAGACAAGTATTCGATGGCTTTGTTTCTATCTTGAGTACGCCACTTTAATACTTGGCGAACTTCACATTTCCATCTGTGTTCTTCACTATTTTTGTCAATTAACATGAGTCCAAGTTTTATGCCTTTTTACATTAGAAATTAAAGCTCTTGAAACATTATATTTTTTTGATAAAACGTAAGTACTTTCATTTGAATTTCTTATTTCTCTTACTATTTCATCATTAATTTTTGCTTCTTTTCTTTGTGTTCCTTTTGTAATAAATGGAGTGTAATAAGTTCCATGTTTAATAGAATCTCTTACATTATCTGATCTTGTACCATATCTTAAATTTTCTAATTTATTATTTGTTCTAACACCATCACCATGACAAACATCCATATTTTTAGGTTTTATTCCTAAAAATGCCTCAGCAACTAAACAATGAATAAATTTATCTTTTTTCCCACCATTTTTACGCAATGTTGTTTTTAAGTATCCATGATACAAAGTTCCATTTATATATTTTTCTTTTTGTATGTAATCACCTTTTTTGTTTCTTTTTATAACTCTTTCTTTTGAGAATAATCTACCAAAAGAAGAAATTAGATAGATTCCTTCATATCCAACCACATCTTTCCATATTTCTTCCATAAATATCCTTAAATTATCTAAGTTATCAGGCACGAAAGCTCCCTCTATTATCAAAATCTATAGGCTGACCGCCAAGAGTATCTACAAATTGCTGGCTGTTGTGCTCAAAGTACATCCCATAAAACTCCTCAGCCTCACCATTACGCTGTTTTTGGCACATTAGAAACATATCTGGCTGCTTCTCGTCATAGTCCTCATTGTTCCTACGAGCGTTCTCCTTCTTCTTATTACGCCAGACTAAGAACACGTTATCCACCTGATCTGCAATGCTTCCTGAACCCTTTAAATCGGTCTTAGACGGCTGTATCTCCTCAGACTGCAACTTACGTATATGGTGGACTAAATGAATGTGTACGTGATGATCTCTAGCCAATGCACAAAGCTCGTCTACAAATGACTTTTGCTCGTTTAATGAGTCCTCTGCGACCACACACTTCATTAATGAGTCAATAAATATGTGTTTTATGCCTAACTCAACAGCGCAGTACCTTGCCATTGCGATAGTTTTCTGTGGAGTAGTGCTACCTTGCTGGTCGTAAAGATATAGATTATCTTCCATAAAATTAGTAAACCGTCCTAAAACCCCACGAATGTAGCCTTCTTTGTCGTGAGTTAACGGTACATTGATATTCTCACCAGCAAATTGTCGCAACATACGGACAATGGTAGTTACAGGTTTCATTTCGTATGAGGCAATGCATACCTTTAGGTTCTGTTTTACTAAACCTAACGCTATCTGACCTGTTACAAGAGACTTACCGCCTCCGTTAGAACCAGCATATACAGTAACCTCACCTAACCTAAATTTAACGTCTGAATGAGTTTTAACCCACGGCATTACAGCATCGTCAGTCTTTTCAGGATCAACGTAATTCTGGTAAATCTCGTCTAGCCAGCTATTAGCAGATTTAACCTGTGCCGATAAATCGTTGTTCTTTAGATACTTCTCAACATCAATATCTTGTGACTTGATTATTTGACGATCTTCGTACAGTCGTTCCGCTATTGCAAAAATATTATCCGACATATTTAACTGCCTCCATTATCCTAGCCTGTGCTTTCTTCATTCGACCTCTATCTTCTTCCGATAGTGGTAATCCTTGTGCCATCGTATAAGCAGCTACGCTTACTACCCATGCCTCGAATTCGATAACCCTGAGCAAGTCTGTAGCATAATACTTTCTCTTGACTGGAGGCAAGTCTTTATTTACGTTAGGGAATAGATCATTCATATCCATCCCAATAGCACCCAAAATATCTTGAACGCTGCAATCAGCAAAGCATTTCAATAGGATACGACCATCGTCTAATTCTCTTATTGCTAATGATGGACTCTTATCAGTATGAGCAGGGCAGCAAGCCGTATAAGCTCCGTTACGACCTTTAACTTTCGTTAGGCGGTTGAGTATGTTCTCTATCATTTCCAACCTTTCAATGCTTGTGGTTGATTTGATATTCCATCTTTACTACGTTCAGCCCTTACCCAATTTCTCCACGTTGAATTCCAATCTAGTTTTATTCCTTTAGCTCCGGGTTGAGCTATCCAATAATCTCTAAATCTATCAGCAGTAGCAGTAGGATTAAGGTCTGGTCTGGCTTTCTTGCAAAACTCTATTTGTTCTTCGTTAAGAATCCAGTCAGCAGCAAGTCGAGTTCCACGAGACTGTTTTGTCTCTACTATGGTTATTGGTTTATGGTTAGTGGTTAGTTGAACGTCAGTTGAACTATCGTTTAACGTGTGTTGAACAGGTGTTGAACGTGTGTTCTTCCTTTGTTCAGCAGATGCTTTACCAGCTAATGATTTTTTGTTACGGAATTCTCTGTAATCCAGAATTTCTTCTTCGCATCTTGTCTGTTTCCATCCTTCATCACTAAGAATAAAGAATGTTCTTAGGAGCAACTCAGTATCCTGAATTGATGTTCCTATTTGAAATGCTAGTAATTCTGTATCAAGTATTAACGGCTTTTCTGTGTCGTAATACATCCACAAGAGCCTGAGATAAGCCATCGTCTGACTGTCTGAAAGACGAGCGGTAGCCTTAATGAAGTCACCAATATGGTGTTGGTAATAATGCATATTTGCCCCTATATCATCGGGTAGTTATCACAAAATGGTGGGATCAGGCAGGACGGTGATAAAGCGTCTTTTCGGGTTGCACTCCCTAGCCAATCCCATTGACTATATAACAATACCTCGCTTACTGCAAGTACGACAAATATTGCTTTTCACAAACTGTATAGCACTTCTTGAATGTTTGCAAGCAGGACATTTCTGCATTGCAAAGTTAAATATCGTTTTTTCCTTGATAGCGGACACTTGACTTGCAAGTTTTGAAGCTTCGTCTTTCAATTGGCTGACCTCGTGGACTAATAGTAGGTGGAAATGTTTTTAGTGGCGTAAATGGTACAGGTTCTCTAGGTGGGACTAGGTTCTTATCTACCTCAAATACAGCAGGTACGCTTTTATAAATTGGAAAGAATACATCGCCAATTTGGTTAATACAATACAATTTAGATAACTTTTTAAGGTCGCGTATAAGAAACATAGTATCAGCAGCACCTAACATTCCATGCTTTTCTACTAACCTTTCTATGGTAATACCGCCTGATTTATTGACTATTTCTATAAGTTTTTCTCTACGACTACCTATTCTTGGAACGTACATAAAATAATTTCTAAAGTTGTTGACAGACAAGATTACATCGTTTAATGTTGAACCGTAGCAACACAACTCACTAGGAGAATACTATGAAAACAAAATATGCTTACTCTGTTACATACACAATTTTTGACGATAAAGTTAATGCTTACAGAGAATTCGGAACTTGGATACGTGGCAAAAATAAACAGCAGCTAACCCAAACAGGAATTAATAAATTACTTAAAAGTAAGTTTAAAAATGCTAGTGTTATTAAGTCGCAACAATGGATAGACAACTAGGAGAATACTATGAATTACTCAGACCTTGAAGAAGATTTAATGTCATCGCTAACTCGCAATCCACATGAGCTAGTTCAGCCATATCAGCTAGACAAAAACAAGTTCAGCAAGCCAATGGATGCTGATTACGCTAGAGAATGTTTAGCTGAGTTTATTGCCTATATTTGCGATAGTGACTTTCCTGATGATGTGGTGCGTCACAGACTCAAGAATTATATAGCGACTATAGTCGAGCATCGTATTGAGGAAATTGGCTACGATGATCCAATAGAAGATGGATGGGCAAGAGCAGATTACGAAATCCAATTACGCAAAGATCAATCATTAGAAGGCTACTAATGAAAACTGATATGCACAATTGGGAAGTGGCTGATATTGTCTATGCCTTGCGATTGCTGGCAGATAACCTAGACAAGAAGCCAAGAACTACTCAGGAGCAAGAAATACTAGATATAGCTTATCGAGCTTTAGCTATAGCTCCTAGAGAAATACATGAACTTGTTAACATAATAGAATCGAATGATAACTATGAATAAATTGCTCAACACTAACGATTTCTTTGCACGTAAGCCACTATTATGTGGTGTAATAATGTTTCTTCTATACATTTTGGCTTGCTCAATATGACCGATGAAAAGAACATTTTATACAAGAAAGATTACGTTACGTCTGCTAAAACGGACATTAGAAAAACTTTTGCTAAATTTAGAAAGGAGCAAAAAGCGTCTACAAAAATATCTACTGCTGAGAAAACACAACCTATCAATATTATTCAGTATAAAAAATTCAAATAAATAGAAAGCTAATATGACTAACGACTATCAATTACAAGAGCAGCACGAACAACAACAATGGAGCGTATATAGCAAGCTGCAAAAAGCCAGAGTTCTATTACAAGAACAGCCATTAAAGAAGTCTGGATTCAATTCTTATGCAGGTTTCAAATACTTTGAGCTTGGCGATTTCCTGAAACAAGCTAATGTTATTTTTGATAACTTAGGATTATGCCCAGTCTTTAGCATTAGCGATGGTGTAGCAACCCTACGTATTTTTGATTCAGAGTTTGGTGGAGTCGTTTATTTTCGTAGTCCTACTGCAGATGCCTCGAATGAGAAAAGCAAAGCACCGCCAATCCAGTCGCTTGGTTCAATGCATTCTTATTTGCGGAGGTACTTGTACCTAAATGCGCTCGAGCTTATAGAGAACGATGTGGTTGACGCTACTATAGGTAAAGACGAACCTAAATCATCCAAGCCTGTAACCGTTGACGTATTCGATAGCATGGACGCAAAGACGCAGGAGTTACTTGAGGATATTGCTATGGATGTGCGTATGCTATTGCAAAAAAACGACATTCAAGGAGCCATTGATTACATCACGTTACAAGAGTTTGACGCAGACTCTAAGACAGCATTTTGGAGTAGGCTAGAAAGTAGTGAACGCAGCACAATTAAGAAATTTTCAACAGGGAAATAATATGACTGAATACGATAATACAGACCGTGGAGTTCTATATCGCAATGAGAATAAAACGAGTGAAAACCATCCAGACTATTCAGGTAGCGTCAATGTATCTGGTACTGATTACTGGCTATCTGGTTGGCTTAAAGAATCCAAGAAGGACGGTAAAAAGTTCTTTAGCTTATCGGTACGCCCAAAGACTGACGCAGCGTCTAAGCCGGTAAATAAGCCTGTTAAAACGGCTGAACCTGACGACTTTGACCAATCGATTCCTTTTTGATAACGATCTCGCAGCCACACTCCTCCGTGGCTTTAACAGGGGTTTCGACCCCTGTCTTTTTATTCTGGAGTAACCATGCAATTGCTTGATGAAGTTAAACAACGATACAGCATTAAGAATGACGCTGAACTTAGCCGTACCTTAGACGTACCTCCTCCTACGATAAGTAAGATTCGTAGCGGCAAGATTAATGTATCAGCAGACATAATTCTTCGCATACATGAGTGTCTAGGTATGCCAGTAGCTGATATACGATCATTGTTATGAAAGTGATAATGTATGTAGTAGCGTTTTTAGGGCTTATATGGCTGTTTTCTGGCTTAGTTACTGATAGGGTACAGGCATCCTATAAAAAGGGCTACAGAGACGGTTTTAATAGCCTTGCTATCGATTCTCAATGCTCTGCTTGGCTAATGAAATCTGATCTTAAAGAAGCTAAACAAAGAATCTGCGGAAAATGACAGAAAGTGACATTAAGCGATGACTAATGAAGATAAGTTTTATGAATGGTGGAATGGCGATGAAATGGCTGACGATCTCGACGTTGTAAAACACACACCTCTTTATTGGGCTATGCAAGGATGGGAAGCTGCATTGCGCGAAATGAATAAAGAAGCTGAGAAGAATGGGGAGTCATTATGAAATGTTTACGTTGTGGAGAAGTTAATCCAGCAGAAATACACACGTGTACACCTAAAGAGTCTTTTGAGTATTGGAATGCTGTAGAAGGATGGGTAACGATTGAAGAAGTGCGCCAGCATTTTGATACTGCTGGTTGCGGAACAATTTACAAAACTGGTGGTGAAGGTCGAGTGCCACTTTATGCTGCACCACAGCGTGAATGGGTTGGACTAACTAATGATGAAATTGACGATATATGGGCTAAATTCAATGATGGATATGGAATTATAGAAGATACATTATGGGGATATGAACGAGCCATTGAAGCCAAACTAAAAGAAAAAAACAGCACGTCCGAAAAGAATATACAAACTTCGGACAACAATGACTAAGAATCCTCGTAAACGTAAGATTGATTACGACTGGCAAGCCGTTATAGATGGGAATCGTACAGGCATTACTAACGTAATTAGAGGAATACGTAATGGTGAAGTTGACGAGTTAGAGTTAGAAAAACTTAATAACTTTGTGCAGTTTTCTCTAGCGTTAATGCAGTTGTCTGGTCCTACTAAGTGGGCACAAGCTAAGTTAAACGCAGAGTTGATGAATTACATAAAATCTATTAACTCATAAACTTTTAGTTGTTGACGCAAACTTGCTATTTCTGCATCACGCTCGTTTAGTTTTTTCTGCAGACTTTCACTTAATGAGTAAACTGCCGCAATTTTCTCAAACCTTTGTTTATGATCCTCAAGCATCATATTAAATAAACGCTCTGAAGCATCGATCTGTTTTTGCATAAAGTCTGACATAATAATTACCCCACTTCTATTACTTGCCCACGGAAATATACTAAGCCTTCGGAGACAACTTCACATAGCTCCGGAGGCATCAACTTGCCATCCCAAAAGGTTAGAACAGCAAATCCACTACGCCAGTTGCGTGAATTATCTTCCGCATATTCGAAGGAAGGGTCATCTAAATTAGCCATTGTTCCAGTATCTACGCCATAACGAGTACCAGTATAGTCAGTCCACGGAGTAACTTTAAGACTGTGCAAATGACCAGTAACAATGCTAGTGCCTGATTTCAGCGTATTGTTATAGACAGCATGAATTCCGTTATGCCAACGATGTTTAATCATCGTATGCTCGTTCACCATTATTGACGTAGAGAACTTCCAACGTGGGAAATGATCCGTTAGGTTCATCCCATGCACACCATCAAATGCAGTCCCAGCTTGGGACGCTAGACGAGTGTTATAGCGAAGGTCATGATTACCCCACGTCCAATGCAGCTTCGCACTCTTAGATGCGCTCTCAATCTCATTTAAACGGTCTGTACAGGCTTCTAACTCCTGTTTTACGCTAGGTAATGATTGCCAGCCTATAGGGTCATGCCTACTTACTGATGCACCATCAAATACGTCTCCGTTCATAACGATCATTCGTGGCTTTAATTCAGGTATTAACTGAACGAAAGCCTTATGAGCCGTTGATATAATTCCCGGATAGTAATGGCAGTCTGATGCGACCATAATCACACCATCATCCATCTCTACATTAACTCTAACTCCATTACTAGGAATGGTTATATTGAATGTAGGGCTACGAGTATCGTGAGCAGTTAACGTAATAGAAAGTTTATTCTCTATGTCTCTACGCCTAGCATAAATATGCCGGATATTTAATCCTAATGCTTTAGATACTTTAGACGCTGAATTGTACTTGTTCCATACTGCAATAAATTCTTCGTCAGTCGTTCGCATTAGTTCACCCTACGGACAAATTCACCACACCAATCCGTTCGACCAGTAACCGGATAGCAACTGTCATAATCGCCTTCCATTTCAATAATCGTAGGTGGGTATCGGTAGCAGAAGCCTACATCTTCTTTAGGCTCGCAAGTATAGAAAGCGCAGCTAATACAAGCTGGCATACAGTCATCAGGTATTGATTTTTTAGACATTTATTCTATATATCATGTAGTTATTGCAATAATATTACAAATCACATTAAATACATAGCTCGCTCATCTTTTCTTCTATTAACGAGTCCTTTAAGAACCTTACCGCCTCCTAAACAATACTTTAAGAACTCATCAGCAGCACCGTCATAGTCGCCACGATTATGCTTTTGACGTAGAGTAGACCTCTGTAGCGTTCCTAGTCCTACGTTAAATGCAAAAGAGACCAGAGCGTCAAACCGCCCTTGAGTAATCCCACTAGGGCAATAACGTAATACACCTCGTTCAAAACGCTGCAAATCAGCCGCAAGAATTGCATTGACCTCATCCATTGATAATTTACGGTTCCAGCCATCCGGAATTTCCAGATAACTGCGTTCCTCAAACGGAACCTTAGCGTGATTAGGATCAATTACATGACCTACGCCAACTGTCCATAATCTAGCAGGACAACGATAAGGCTTTAATCTCACACCTTCGTGATGAGCGATTACCGATCTAGCTGCATCTGATACCTTCATTTTTTGCCAAATGCCTGAGTACCGAACCAGAATGCTATAACAGATGCCCATATCAACTGAGTATCAGAATCCCATACCTCATCGATCATAATCTTGAATGGCACGTTCTGAGTCCATGCGTACCAGACACCAGCTATATCGATAGCTACTAGCAGGAAGAATAGACCGTAGGTGACCGTAGGACGCACCATAGCACGAGCATTAATAACCCATTGACTAGCACCCTTGCCGATCTCTATATCGTGGTTATAGAGTGCTTTACGCTCGTCTGAGGCTGTTTGTATCTGTATCTGCTCTGTGTGGATTTCTTCAACCCGTTCCTGAGCCTGAAAGCCAGCTTTCTGCATCTCTAGCTGCATCTGCATCTGAACCTGAGCCATCGCTAGTTCATGCTTCTTATCAGACTTATCCTGAAAGAAATTAAGCAGACTAGGAAGTCCACCCGATAAGAACGACATAAATGTAGAGAGTAAAGTGAGCATCATTAACCTTTTTATGCAAAACCAATCAGTTGTTATCGTTCCTGTACTTCCGTTAATATTTTTATGCGTAATTCTTTCATTTTGCGTATTTCTTCATTTGCTACGATAGTCGCGTTATTCATGTCCATATACATTACTCCCATCACAGGGAGTGCTATGACGAGCACAATACACAGTACCAAGATGGTGAGAAGTAAAGTGAACGGTATGTGTGGCTCGTTCTCAGGAGTATCATTAGCCATAGGAACCACATCATTACGAATAGAACTGCGAAAACTGAAGTCAGTTGATTGTGTATTTGCTTTTTTATCTTTGCCATTCGCCATATTGCTGCTTGTTGCTTTGCTAGTTCCTGACGTTGAACTTCTGCTCGTTCTGCCTTAACTCTATCCCGCATTACCTCAAACTCAGACCAGATAGCACCTAGTTCCTTCGGAGCCTGATACACCATCATTTCGCGCAATTCAGTCTCTAGCCTAATCATTTCCTTCTGAGCCAATATACGATTAAACGCTTCTTGGTTTACCGATAGCTCAGGATCACGCACCTTCTTAGTCTTTAATTCTTCCTCGTGTACGTGTTTCTCAAGCTGCTCATGCGCTTTGAAAAATCCACCCAAATGACTACTAATGTCAGCAACCACATCTTTGGCTTTACCGTATGCATCAACCAACTCCATACCATCAGCCTTAGCTTGTTGATACAGTTCACAGCCTTGTTTGATTGCACTTGCAGCCAGTTTTGCAGCAGCAAGAATTGTAAGTGGGTCCACATTTATTTAGGTAGCTGACCGTTACCAGCTAACCAGATCATTAGACCTAGAGCACCAGCACCAACAATCCAGAATATCTTCTTTACAACCGACCGACCTACTTCTTCATAGATACGTTTAAAAGCTACCTCAGCAGCACGTTCTGCAATATGGTCAATCTGCTCGTCAGTAAGTTGTATCTTTTCCATGATTAGGCTTTCATGATGTAGCAGAGGGCATAGTAAGGAGGCAAGTTAGCGTTAGTACCAGACGAACCAGTAGATTGAATAGAAATACCTGTACTTGCTGATTCTGATGTAACTGTTGATTTTGTTGATCCATCACTTGTCGAATATAGAGCAGTAGCATTGTTACCAACTGTTCTACTAGGAATTCTGACATCATGAGAGTGACCAGAATCATTTATAGAGTGAGTATGGCTAACAGTAATAGCATCAGCAGAACCACCAGTATTACCTACAGCGTAAGTTGATCCAGCACCTACTACGAAGCGATTGCGTAAATCTGGAGTTGAGTTAGAGCCATTACATAGATACCAACCACTAGGAATAGCAGCCGCAGAACCAGACCAGATAATAATGCCACCACTAGGAATAGCATTAGTAGCCACATACGCAGTTGTAGCTACCTTAGTAGAGTTATCATTTGCCGATTGCGTAGTAGCCGTAGCTGATGCGCCTAACGCCACAGTCGAGCTAAATACAGCAGCACCAGTACAAGTAAACGCACCTCCTACGACAAAGCTATCAGCGTCTGTGCCTGTTTGCTGATCTTTAAGCTGTGCCATTAGTTCGCGTATAGCATTGTTAATACCTGATGGAGCACACCCTTCCGCAATATTTATGCCTCCAATATCTGTATTGTTGCTAGCTGTGCTGCTGTATTCAGAAATTTTATTCTTTGCCATGATTTAACCTTTATTGACCATAAGTAGGCTGCAACATTTGCATTAATTGCTGCTGTTCCACGCTTCTAATAGCTTCACCAATTTTCTCTCTACCTGTTTGCGGAACAATGCCACCTACTTTAGAAATGCCACCATAAATATTACCCATAATTCCTTCTGGCTTTGCACCTAAATATCGTTGACCAAGAATATTACGTACTGGCTGAGAAGTAGCCAAATAAGCAGGAATTGCTACTGGTGACTGAAACAATAATGATAATGGATCACCATAAGACATTCTTTCTGATGTTCCGCTACTAGGAAATGCTCTAGGGAACGCACCACTCAATTGAGCAGCAGTTTCAATAGGCTCTTTAGTAGTTCCATAGGTAGGTTTCTTAGCCAACTCACGCGATAACTTAGCTGCACTTACATTGCCAGTATCACGATTAAATGCATTATCAATTAAATACCAATTAGATAGCGTTTTACGACCATCTTTAAACTGGTCTAATGTTGCTTTACCATTAGTACGCATTAAATTAGCTGGACTTGATAAGTAATCTTCAATTGACTGTTCAAACGCGCTACGAAGCGTTTTAAATGCGTTAGCAGCTTCTCCAGAGCCAGATTTCTGCGCTTGGAATAAGTTGTTACCAATAGCTTTAGAACGAATAAATGCCTCATCACCAGATATTGATTGAGTGCCAAAACTTTTATATTCATTTAATACACGAATAGCTTTTTTATCATCAGCACTAAGTTGTGATTTAGGTATTTTATTTAATCTACTTAATTCACCATTTACTGTTTGTACAAATTTTTGATCGCCTTGTATTGATGGAACTTTTTGTAAAACTTGATAATTATTAAGAGCAGACTTAAATGCAGTTTCCATTGACTCATTAGTTAAATCTGCTGATTGCGGTATTTTAATTAAACCTTTTGCAATATTATTTGTCTGGTTTTGATTGTTTTCTTCAAGACGAGTAAATGCTTCTCTAGCAATAGGGAAACGAGACTTAACGCCTTCTCTTAATCCGCCACCATAGCCAGTAATTTGCGTAGGATCAAGTTGGAATCCTTGCTCTAATGCTCTACGACCAACTTCTTGCTGTTGAGCAGTTAGATTAGGTTCTATTTTTGGTGCTAGACCAAGTTGACGCAATCCAAATTGAGTTACTCCACCAGCACCAGCACCTAACGCTGCTTTAGATGCAGCCTCAGACGTACTTTCTGATGGAGTAGTTAAAGAATACAATAAACCGCCACCAGCAGCTTGTGGAATAGTTGTAGGAGCTAATGCGCCACCTAAAGCCTCAGCAGTTCCACCAACAAAAGGAACATTCTTAGCTGCTTTAAGTCCAGTACCACCCATTAAACTTCCAAGAACATCAACCATAGTGGAACCTGCAATTTCACGACCACCAGTAGGACTCATTGATTGATACGTAGGAGACATTACAGAGCGTTCTTGCTGTACTCTAGATTCATACTGTTTCAATTGCTCAGGAGAAGTAACACCTAACATTTCTCCAATACGCATACCCATGCCAGTTATACCTTCACCAGCCTGAGATAGTCGTTTTTGTGCTCCAGTTATAACGCTTCCTTGTGGCTCTTTTGCAGAATATATTTTGTTTAGTTCAGCAGCTAAAAGACGGGCACTTACATCATCACCAGCAGCATCTGCGTTAACTAAAGCCTGTTCAAGGTCTTGAATTGTCACCTTACTCATAATTACCTCGGCTTATGTTTTTCAAAAGCCCTGTTAACTGCTGGACTTGATGGAGTAACATTTTGTGTTCCTGCTCTATTTGCATTTAAATTTTGCAAATCTTCTGGAGTTAATATTCTTTCATATCCAGCATTTTTTAATTCTTGCTGGAATGCTTTTAATGAATATGTACCATCTTCAATCATCTTAGCTTTAATATCTGCTGCTGCTGCTGATCTGTCAGCAAATCGTTGCGTATATGTAGCTAACAATTCACGACCTTCAGGATACTGAGCAAGAGAAGGAATAGCAGCCATAAATTGCTTCATCTCAAAGTCAGAAGTAGCACCAGAACCCGGTACACGCAATGTAGGAGCAATTTTAGCTCTTAGTGCTTCAGCAATACCAGCAGCACTAGATATTTCTGCAAATTTAGTACCGGGGAAGTATGGTCCTAATTCAGCTTTAAGTTGATCTAATTTTCCACCTTGATACGGCTTTAATACATCAACAATAGCCCTAACATCACCAGCAACAGCCAAAGCACCTTCAGCAGCAGTTTCACTAGCTACCTGTGCCTTTGCTCGTTCTATAGCAACAGTCTTTTGACCCATGTCTATTTTTGTTGCTCCAGCAGCTCCTCTTGCCTTAGCTCGTTGCTCTATTACAAGATTTAACCGTCTCATTTGATCTTCATTAAGATCAGTTAATGGGGTTACAGGATAAAGTTCTTTAGCTGTTCTGCGAACGTCATTTGTATAGTCAGTAAGTTTTTGTTGATATTCAGCAGCTTTATCTGCAATTTGTTGCATTCCTATCCGAACGTCATTGCCGCTTATTATTCCTTTTTTAACTAATTTATTTAAGTTATCAACTTGCCCTCTAAAATTTTCTGGCAAAGAATTTTTAAAATCAGATAAATCAATTCCAGCTACAGCATATTGTTCAATCTGAGTATTAAGACTCTTAATCTGCTCAAGATTGTTTTTTACTTCATCATTAGCAGCTTTAGTGCCAATCCTAGAAAGATTAGCATTTACTTTTAAAAGAACATCTTTTTGATCTCGCAATGCTTGTTCTTGCGTATTAACTTGCGCAGGTTGAGTTACAGGAACAGGAGGAGCAGGAATAGATGGCAAAGCAGCTTGTTCTAGCGTTGAAATATCAGCTTGACGACCCTCAAAAGGAACAGGGGAAAGTTCAGCACCAGTTATAGGTTGTTGAATACCATCTGCGCTTCTTGGAACAGCACTAGCCGACACACGAACAGGTTGACCATAAATATCTAAATTTGAGCCACCTAAAGTTTTATTAAATTCTTCTTCTCTAGCTACGTTTTGTTGTTGAATTAAATTTCTATCTTGTTGAGCTGTGGCTAATTTATTTTGATAATCTATGTCTGCTTGAGTCGCAATAGGAACAGCTTGCTGAACAGGTTGTTGACCATCTGCTTGTTTATAAGCCTCAGCAATAGGACGTTGTTGCTCTAATTGACTAACCATTTCAACAAACTTAGCTGGATCAATACGAGCTAATGGGGCTAAATCAGGATACTTTATAGCCATATCAGCAAATGCTTTTTGTTTCTCAGCATTAACTTGTAATTGTTGAGCGGCAGAAAAGTTCTGCAATCCTTGGTTATATGCCTGTCCTGATGCCCCGTATCCAGCGCCTAAAGCACCTAATACGTTTTGCAATCCAGACCTTCTAGGACCTTGCCTACTCATACCAGCAGCCAAAGCAGCAGCAGCGCCCAATAGACCAGCTATATTAGATTGCCTAGACAATGCTTGAGATTGAGGTACTCCTAACAAACCTTCGTACATTGGATTTCTTTGACCGAATACGTTAGGAATCTCTGTAGGAATGAGACCACTCAAGCTGTTCATACTAGGAATAAAATCAGTCAAACTCCTTTGAGCAGGAGGATTACCATAATAAAACTGATTTCTTTCTTCAGGAGTTAGTGCCATACATTACCCCAATAGTGAAATTTGTGGTGTTCGGATAACTGACTGATTCTGCGGATTCAATAGACTCATGTAATCTATTGGCTGAATCTGCCCTCTATTTATTTGTCCAGCAGGAGCGTATTGCATAGGCGCATCGTTACCACCAAATGCTTGGTTAGCTTGGTTATATACGTTTAAACCCTGACCAACTTGAGACAATGTTCCGCCCTGACCAAATATATTACCAGTCCCACCAATTCTCTGTAAAAATGTTTCATTTAAAGCATTGTTTGCAGCAGGGGCAGATTGAATTACTTTTCCTGTATTCATAAAGTCTGGAGAAAAAGAACCAACTGTAGGATTAGTAGCACCACCAGAACCAGCCAACATAGAAGCGTTCATTAACGCACCAGTAATCGGATTACCGCCAGCGACTAAATTAGTTCCAATTCCATTAAGGAATGAACCAACACTTAAAGGACTTGATGAGCCACCCATAATTACCCCAATAACGAAATTTGTGGAGGACTAATAACAGTCTGCTGATTCTGTGGATTTAATAAACTCATATAATCCATTTGTTGAACCTGACCACGACTTATTTGTCCTTGTGGAGCCATTTGCATAGATTGATCGCCCCCACCGAATGCTTGATTAGCCTGATTAAATACACTCAACCCTTGACCAGCCTGAGACAACATACCGCCCTGACCAAAAAATGAGCTACCAACATTTAAACCATTAACTAACGCTGTACTTATAGTAGGCGCAGCTAAAGCAACTCCAGCAGTAGGCATAACTACAGAACCAACTACACCTGCTGAAATAGGCTCAGCCATTATTTACCCCCTTGTGGTGTAGCTTGCTGCACCGTAGTTGAACCCTGCGGAACACTAGAGAATAGGTTAGCAAACTGACTTAATTTAGCTTGTGGTAAGTTTTGCTGGAAGTTAAAACGGTTTAAAGCATCTTGCAACTGAGCAGCACTCTGACCTTCTTTAGCACCACCAACAGTCAATAGACGCTGTATATCAGCATAGTCAGCTTGAGCCATCTGAGGAGCCGCACCAACCGCTGCCATCTGACGAGCACGTTCAGCTTCAGCCGAGTTATAAGCCAACTGACCACCTTGTTCCGCTAATGCACGAGCAAAGATGTCTTGAGCCTGACCTGTTTGCTGACCTTGAGCAGCAGAGCCATAACGCCCCATTGACGATGCACCTGACTGTAGTTTCTGGATGTTACGTAGATAATCTTCACCCGCTAGACGATTCGTCTGCTCTAAAGCACCCGCTAGGAATGGATTAACGCCTCTACCTTGAATCGTAGCTAATGTCTCTGCCTGTGCTGCACCTGTTAGCGGAGAACCTGCCATAGCTCGTTCCTGAGCCATTTTGAGTGCTTGCTGAGTCTGCTCTGACGGGCTTACATAAGTCTGACCGGGAAAGAATGTAGGAGTACCTGACTCATAGAGCCGTTTCCCTTCCTCTAGACCATAGGTAACATACGGCTTGATCGCTGGATCAATGCTCGTTGTTGTAGTGCTACTTTGTTGTCCGCCGCCGCCACCCATAATTACACCTCACAAATCCATTGTTTTGGACGGAATCCGTAATCAGCCGCCCTTTTAGCCCAACCCCGCCTATGGCTAGAAAATGTTATGTATTTAACCTTAGCTTCAGCAGCCATGCCTTTTATGTATTTTAAGGCATTTTCGACAACATCATAACTATTTTCTAACGAATAAGCAGCCCATAGATGCATAGTCTCACCTTGTGGTTGCAGGACAAAGAAGCCAGCGTAGTGGTTATTCTCTATCAGTACAAACAACAGACTCTTTTGATTGAAACAGTCTGTATATACATCTTCAATAATCCAGTTTTCTGGACTCCTACTTTTAATCTTCTCTAAGCCAGTTCTTACACTAGCCCACCATTGTCTTAGTTCCTGCGGAGCAATATATCTATACTCCATTAGCCCACCACAATATAACCATACGTTTTATCTGCCGTGTTGTTAGACCAATGCGTCAGGGTAGCACTTCCTTGCGTCTGACTACTAACATATACATTAGTTGATGCGTTAGGAGAAATATAATTTAATGTAGTAATAAGTGATGCTGTACTCGGTCTAGTCGGACTAGTCTGAGTTCCAAAATGCTGCAAGCTAACAGACGCATTAGTAGCTGACCAATAAATCTCAATGTAGTCATTAGCAGATAACTCTAGGAAATAGTTCCACCCTGCAATTAAATTGCCGTGAACGCCGCCATGACTATTAGGAATCGATATAAAACCAGTAGAACCAGCAATATCAGAGCCGTTCTTTCTTAACCAAACGCTTACGTCATGTATCTGCGTATCAGTATTTGAAAACTGACCTGACCATTGCAGATTATAAATACCAGTATTCCTGACATTCATCCTAGAGCTATTCGACAGATATACCGCATTAGAGTAGTCAGTCGTATCCAACGTCATAGCTGTAGCAGTATTAGCCGTTATAGACTGGTCTACAAGGCTCTGAAACGCTCCATAAGGCATCGAATCAATATAGGCAGCCGCAGATACAGGAACTAGGAAAATTAAGCTCTCATTGCCTATACGATCGTCAAATAGCGTAGTAGTAGTAGTATTACCTGTCGCTAAAGTAACCGTACCAGTATTGTTCGTCTTACCGTCCATGATTCCACGAACGACCTCACTAACAGCACGTTCGTCAGCACCGAATACAGGTAGAGTACGAAACTGTACTGATCTAGTCATCGATTGCCCTGCTGAGTAATTTCAATCTCACAACCTACAATAGTTTCCCAATTAGCATTAGTCGGAGTTACCTTAATACGATGGTAATTACCGTTAGCTCTCAATGGCACTCGGTTGTCTGAGTCTGGTGTAGCTGTTGTTCCGAATTCGACGCTATCTGACAATAGTTTTCTACTGGCAACTGCAACTGACGCGATTCCATTATCGATAATAGGTTTTGCCAATGTGATAATAGAACGTCCAATGTCAATGTCTCCAGAAGTAATGTATGCCGCTTGCAATGCACCAGAGAAAACTACAATCCTCTGATTTCTAACACCAACGAATATAAGCTGACCACCAGCCCAAGTACGTGAATCTAACGGTATTTGCTCTGCCGTGTTATCAATGCTTGGTAATGTGATTGTGCAATTTGATGTAGTAATAGTTGCGCCAGTTGCTGCGGTAAATGTAAATACATTCGCATTAGTTCTTGTTACTGCAAATACTCCATCTACTCCAGCACCTGATGTCGCATCAAAAGATACATAAGCACCAGTCTCTAAGCCATGATCAGTAACGGTAACAGTAACAGTAGTGCTACTTTGTGTATACGTACCAGTTTTCTGGTTTGTAGTATCAAAATAGTAAATATCTAACTGCTCAAGTGTGGCACTAGGTGTCAGACCATACGCTAAGAAGTTAACGTCCGTTAAACCGTACGACCACTTATCTAAATCGATAGAGTAATACAACAAGAATCTGCGACCGAAGTTATTCTTAAAGTTCCAGATAACTAACTTCTTAACCGGGTCAATGGTTGCGCTCATGCCTGTCTGAATTTCACTCAAACTGACATTATTAAAGAACCAACGATTAACCTTTTCTACTCCGATGTTCTTAACTGACTTACCATCACACATATAAAAGCCATCGTCAGACAGGAAGTAAGTTAAGTTACCAAACTGAGCAACAGAGCCATTAGACATACAGCCTAACGTCCTAGAGATAGCATCAAATTGAAAGAAGAACGGACTACCTGCATAAGACATACGATAGATAGCACGTTCTAAGAATATTAGACCGTATTCACCACCTGCTAGACCTGTAATGTCACCACCATCAGGCACTACCTGAGAGTCAGACTGAGAAGCAGCACCCGGAGTCCAGTCAGTCTCGTCATTAATATCCGACCAGTAGACCTTATTCTCCTCACCACCTACGTTAGCAGCTACAACAAAGTCTCGAACTACAGTTACAAATTTAGCCGCAGGAGCAGCAGCAGCCAAGTCAGCAAAGTAAGTCGATGAACCTAGATCATAAGCCTGTAACTGGTCTGCACCATTGGCTAGAATCATCTTAGAGCCAAACTGGGTAATATCCCACGAATCAACAGTAGAGTAGCCAGTAGTAGTTAATGGGTCTAATCCAGTATTACTAGGATTAAACTTATAAATCTGTGTAGCACCAGCAGCAAATAAAGAAGATGCACCAGATGACTTACCAGCAAATGCTACTAACAAGTTCTGACCTGCATTATTCGAGTAATCTACTGCCTCACGTAACGGAGCATATCCATTAGTAACTGGATAACAATTAAAAGCATCAGTTATCGCACCAGTAACACCCGGCTGATCTGGCAACCACTCACCAAAAATAATCTTTTGCTTTGCCATTACTGTTTAGCCCAATTAGTTGATTCTGGAGTAACTACAGTCCATTGATAACCAATAACATCACCAATTACACCCACATCAGCACCACCAGTAATAGCAGCAGTTCTAACAAATATGCCTGTGCCAAGAGCAGTAACTTCAGCATTTACAGTAATACTTCCATTACCAACAAAAACTGATGTGCCGTTAGCCGTAACAGTTGTAACAGAAGTAATTGCTGCTGTTCCTACTTGAACATTAGCGACATTAATTGATACCTGAGCATCGCCAGTAATACTCGCAGCACTTGTAAATGTCTGAGTACCTATAGCCGTTACAGTAGCAGTGCCTACAATAGAAGCACTAGGTTCGGTATCCTCGTTCTCGCAATACCCGCCAACCCAATAGCCACTAACAACGTATAGATCAGGAACGCATAGAGCAGTTACAGTCGCAGTACCTGTAATTGACGCAGTTCCGAAAGCAAAGTCTACTGCCCTTGCTGTTACTGTAGCAGTAGCCGTGATAGATGCTACACCGCCAGTATCTTCATTCTCGCAATAGCCAGCATCCCAATAACCAGCAGTTACGTATAGATCAGGTTGGCTTAGATCGCCTTCGCCATAGCCTTGAACCCAATAGTCAAAATCGACATAATTAGTTGCCATTTACCTCTACCCACGCTTGAGATTCCTCATTCCATGAGTAAATTTTTTCATCTGTAGGTTTTGCTACTGGTGGTTGCCATATTGCATTAGCATCTAATGTCCAGCTTGCATAAGGCTTAGGAGCTACAAACGCATCTATATCTGCTTGATATGTATAGCCAATGCCAGCATAGTTCTTACGGAAGTTTCCGTTATAACTTGTCTGCTTCCAGTTCGTATAACCGCCAGACCAAGCAACTAAAAACTCAATACCTTTAGCCTCTGACTCAACACCATCAACTAAAAGTTCATTGTTATTTAAGCCATGAACTTCTAAAACTAAATTATTTTCATCAAGTTTTGCAAAGTGCGCCATATTATCCTCAGAATGTAATTGATCCATTACCAGACCAAGCATAGTAACGATAGCCGCCGGATGTTGTAACTGTTGGAGAGCCTGTAGTAGATGATGCGGCTGGCAAACTAGATGGATAACGAATCATTACAACGCCTTTACCGCCAGCGAATGTCGCCGTTTGACCAGCACCACCACCACCGCCACACAAGTCTGTTCCATTCGTACCTGTTTGAGCAGGAGCGGTAGTTCGTTGTGCATCACCACCGCCGCCTAGCCCGCCTAATGTTGCTCCAGCATTATCATATTTCGACATGCTGCCACCACCACCGCCAAGATAGTATGTGCCACTAACATTTTCACCAACAGCAAAACCAGCCGCATTAAGAGCAACGCACCACGCAGACCAAGTTGATAAACCATTTCCGCCAGCTCCACTAAAACTACCAGCCGCAGTTCCATCATTAAATGAATTTCCACCAGCCGCGCCTATACCGCCGCCACCGCCGGGGCAAAGAGCAAATACACTAGATTGCGGAGCGTTACCACCCTTAAATCCGTAGCCAGTACCACCAGATGAGCCTTGCGTTGAAGTGCCACCGATTGCCGGAGCCGTACTTGCTCCAGCAGCACCACCGCCGCAACCGCCAGATTTGTCTGCATTTGAACCATTTTCTTGAGCGGCACCGCCGCCAACTGCTGTCATGGTAGTAATGCCAGAACCTGAAAATGAGCTATTTACACCATTAGCTTGGGATGCACCACCAGCGCCAACAGTAACTGTATAAGAACCGCTAAGTGTTAATGTATCGTTAAAAATTGCTCCACCAGCACCACCGCCAGAACCTAAATCTCCAGCACTTGCACCGCCGCCGCCGCCAGCTAATACGAAAACTTCGTAATTAAGTACACCGCCAGCCATTGCTTGCATCAATTTAGTATAAGAAAACATTATGAATCCTTATGGTGTGTAACCTTGAGCTACAGAGCCGTACCAGTTAGTACCGTCAGCCACAAAAGTAAGAATATCCATTTTGCCAGCAGTAGCAGTAATAGTCGGAGCACCAGCCGTACCAAACTTAACGCCAGTAAAAGTAGCAGTACCGTTACCAGTTGATGCAGCTTGCTTTAACAATAGGATGAATGACTTACCAGCAGTCGCAGTAGGCATTGTGAACGTACAAGCCGTAGAAGCTGTCAAAGTAGCTGTCTGGACTGTACCGTTAGTCAATGACAATGTGCTTGAGCTTGTGACTGTACCAATGGAAACTACGCCTTCGGTATAGTTATTAACTGTTGGATTAGTTAATGTAGAGCTAGTGGCTGTAAGCGCACTAATAGACGCACTTGTTGATGTTAAAACAGGTATAGATGCACTGGTAGCAGTTAAAACACTAATAGATGAACTTGTAACGGCTGAACTTGTTACAGTTAAAGCAGCAATAGAAGCACTTGTTAATGTGATAATTGAAGCACTACCACCAGATTGAATCTTGTCTGTATTAAGATTCGTAAAGTTAGCATCAACCTCAGCATAACTAAGAGCAGAACCTTTGCCAGCACGAGTAACGATAGTTGACATAATTTACCCCTTACGCCAAAGTTACGGTTAGATTCGTAGCAGTTATCTTAAATATATCACCAGTAGATATAGTCTTACTTGTATCCAATGGTGAGTGATAGAGCAGATTACCTGCTGTTACCGCATCACGAATACCGATGTGAGTAATAGTTCCCCATGTATTTGTACATTGTGGAAACTCAATCGCAGAGCTATTAGACGTAGCACCGTTAGACGGAGCACTAAACGTAATAGACTGACGAACATACGAGCCACCTGAGACCTCAGTACCTGTATCGGCATCTGTAGGATCATTCAGATATAAAGCTAAGAAAGTCGTTGTAGGTGCTGTGTAACTCGTAGCACGTAACGTACCGTTAATTAGCGCATTTTCAAGATAGTTACTTATTTCAGCCATGATTTACCTCACACTCATTGACATTGGTTGACCGCCGAATTCACCATTTTGGTCTGCGGTAGAAATTGCTGTAATGCTACGATCATATAAAGCTGCCCATGTTTGAAGTCGTGCATCATTCATCAAATATGGTTCAGCCTCTCCCAATGCCGCATACAGCAAAGCATCAGGATAATTACTTAAAAATACGTTAACAATATTAGTATCAGATAGATACGCAGGTTTCCCATAATATAACATTTGTATACTGTAAATGCTATCAGGTATAGGAGCGAATTGAATCTCTGAAGCCAGAATCGTATAGTTCAATGGCTTACCTGAATCAGTAGTCCTAGCTATTGCATAAAATGAATTAGGAGAAAGGTAGGTAACTGAAGAAGCTGGAGTAGTACGCAGATGTACGTCACGCATCTCTAGGAAGTCCGTAGGCAAGCCTATAGTCTCCTCACCTCCTGTGGTATCAGCACGAGCCACAATGAGCATCTGTCGAGTTCTGATGTCTCTACGGAGCCGTTCCTCAGCCAGTTGGATAAAGTCCGGTATCTGTGCAGTCAGATCACTACGACCTAAGTAACTCGCTATCGTAGATTTTAACGAACTATAATCCGTCATAACTATTTCCCTGAGTTGTGTCTCTCCACAGCACCATCTTCTACATCATCCCATCGATACTCATACGTACCAATGTGACCAATATGCATAGACAGACTGTGATCTACATACGTCTGGAATCCACTATCTAAAGCCTTGATGCAGAAATGCACATCTTCGCCAATAATGCCCTTAGAACCCCA